CTACCAGTGAAACCAACGCTGCGGCGTCTCAAGTAGCTGCGGCTTCCAGTGAGTCCAACGCTTCTACCAGCGAAACGAATGCTGCGGCATCTGCGGCGTCTGCCGTATCCGCCCGTGACATTGTTCGCGAGGTTATCCTTGGGCAATTCGCAGACGATGCTGCGGTAGACACCTACCTCAGTGGCGTTAGCTACACCAAGGACGCTGGTGACCTTTACTTCAATACGACAGATGGTCGGATGAAGGTCTACACTGGGTCAGCTTGGAGTGACATTGCTAACACTACGTCCTCTGCATCTGCGACAGCCTCTGCAACAGCGGCTCTAGCTGCACAGACGGCTGCTGAAGCTGCGCTGAACACGTTTGTAAACCAATACCTCGGCTCCTACGCCTCTGACGCTGCGGTCAACGCCGCGAAGGCAAGCGTATTGTCTGCTGGTGACATCTACTTCGACACCACCACAACACAGCTCAAGTATTACAACGGCTCTGCGTGGAACCCTGCTGCTGCTGCACAGGTTCTCAACACGTCTAGCCTCGGTAACGTGGGTGACGTGGATTACACAAGCACTCCTCAATCTGGCGACTACCTCTACAGGAACTCTAGTAACCAGTGGGAACGTCGTAGTGTAGGTGGCGTGAAGGGTGATCTGAACCTTCCGACCGATGCGGTTACAGCTCTTGGCAACAAGTTGGAGGCTGTAGACCTTGGTTACACCGCAGCGGCGGGTCAAGGTACAGTCACAAGTAACGCTGGGACCAATGCTGTCATCACTGTTGTAGACAGTACCAATGCTGGTCTCATGACTCCCACTCAGCTTACGGAACTAGACACAGCGCTTCAACCGGGCAACGTTATCAACGACGTGACGACAGGTGGGACTCAGGTGCCACTTAGCGCCGAACAGGGCAAAGCACTCAAAGCATCAATCGACAGCAACACCAACGCCATTGGGAGCAACACCAACGCCATTGGGAACAAGCAGGCCGTTATTAATACAAGCAGCGGTACGATTGACGCGCAAAATCTAACAACGTCGGTGGCGGGGGACAGCGGGGCGGTCTCGGTTGACGTGCGCAAGGCCAACCCACGCACAACTGTCGGCACTCACACACTTCTTGGCGGCGCGACTCTCTACTACGCCAACGGTGCAGCCACCTACGACACTGCAAACCTCACGCCGGGAGACATTGTGACCATCTACTGTGAGACCGGGACGGTAACAGTCGGTCAAGGCAGCGGCTCCGTGGTGCTTTTCAAAGACGGAGAGGCGACGGGCGTAGCGAGCAACGCGACAGTCACGATTGGGGCAGACTCGCTGGCCACCGTGACGTGCGTTAGCGCGACCAAGGCGATCATTGCCGGGAGTGACCTGACATGAGTGCTGTAGCATCAATGATGACGATCACTACGTCCTTTAGTGGCGAACAAGTGACGACGGCTGCACCGGGCGGCGTGCTGTTCGAAGATACAGGCGTACATAGTTGGACAGTCCCCGCAAACGTTTACAGCGTGAGTGTCGTCTGTATCGGTCCCGGCGGTGGTCGTTACCAGCCTGCAACCAGTAGCATACGAAGCTCAGGCGGCGGTGGCGGTCTTGGATGGGCGAATGACATTGCGGTTACTCCCGGCGAAACAATCCAAGTACAAGTCGGCGCAGCTCCAACCACAAACGTAGGTGGCTACGGGACTAATAGTTACTTCAAGGACACTTCTACTTGTGTAGGTTACAGCGGCCAGAATGCCTCAAGTGAAACTACGCCGGGAGTAGGCGGTACTTACGTTGGTGACGGTGGCGGTAACGGCGGTAACGGCGGTGCTGGCAGATTTAGTGGCGGCGGTGGCGCTGGTGGCTATTCTGGTGCCGGTGGTGTTGGTGCAAAAGGTAATCTTAGCTCCGATCCAAGGATCGGCGGAAGCGGTTCCGGTGGTGCCGGTGGTGGTGGGGGCGGCTGGTTAGCTGGCTCTGGCGGCGGTGTAGGCATCTACGGCGAAGGTGCCAGTGGCACAGGCGGTGACGGCAGCAGCAACAATGGCAATAGTGGCGGTCATGGCGGATCAGGCGGCGGAGACGGTGGTAGCTATACCAATACTACATCTTCCACCGCGAGTAAGTACGGCGGGGCGGCTGGTTATGCGGTAGGTAGCCTTTGGCAAAGTAATACTGCTGGCCAAGGTGCCGATGGCGCTGTTCGTGTCGTTTGGGGTACTGGGCGATCCTTCCCGTCTACAAACGTCGATGCGGCTAGTAGCACTGCTGGCGAAGATACGACAACTTACTCATAGGAAATCAATATGTTAATGGACGACAACAAACCTTGGTGGCAGTCGAAAACTGTCATCTCGGTAGGAGTCATGATGCTAGGCATGGGCCTCAAGCAGCTTGGCTTTGACACAGGCGAACTCGAATCCGATATTACTGCTCTAGCGCTCGACGGCGCTATGGTAATCGCGGGTGCTGTAGCCATCTGGGGACGGATCACCGCAACTAGCTCTCTACGCTAGACGGTCGGTTCTCCTCCTCAAAAATAAAACCCCCCTTACGCAACCCAACTCAGACCATTTAGGATTACATCCATGTCAAAAGAGTGGACCCGCGAAGATTACATCGAGGAAGACGTAAGGCGTCACTCGGAGGAAATAAAAGCATTAACCAAACTCTCTCTAGAAAACGCCGCGATGCTTCGTGAAATTCTCAAAGAAGTAGAGCGGCGGCAAGCACCAGTAGAGGACCATGAAGACAGACTTAGAGGCCTAGAAAAGTGGCAAGCTAAGACTGGAACATATTGGGCCATCACTACGTTTCTAATTGCTGGTGTTGTGGGATTTATTTTCAATAATATTCGCGGACTATTTAAGTTTGTAACGTAGAATACTTAAAGAACCCAGAGGTGCCCCTCAGATGCTCACACAGAGTCTCTGGGGGTTACCCTACAAACACCCATAAATAGACCTAAAGACTCTCAGCGGGCTTCCTGAGGGCTTCTAGGGGGCAATCCTCACATAGAGTCGTAAGCCCCCTTCCCCTACCCAATACACATCAAAAACATTAACGGCTGTCAGGGACTCTCCTGAGGCCATATGGAGGCATTCCCATGTCTAAAGCTAGCGAGAAAGAACTCAGCGACCTCCACGGGATGTTCGCAAAGTTTCTAAAACATAAACTTCAAGAAGGTGACGTAACCGCAGCCGATCTTGGGCAGGTCCGTCAGTTCCTCAAGGACAACCGTATCGAAGCATCTATCGATCAAAACCCTGACATGGGTTCGCTGGCGGAAGCACTCCCCCAGTTTGACTCTGCAGATGAGTCCCATGATGACAGTGAAGGCTCATACCACTAATGGATCAAGAACTCTCGGCATCCCAGAAGAAGCTGGAGGAAGTCAAAGGGGATTTCAGGAAGTTTGTGTACGTGCTGTGGAAGCATCTCAATCTTCCTGACCCCACCCCTGTGCAATACGATATATCGAAATTCCTGCAGCATGGTCCCAAGCGCTCCATGGTCTCTGCATTCCGGGGCGTGGGTAAGTCTTGGCTAACGTCTGCATATGTCGTGTGGTTGCTACTGAATGATCCAGATAAAAAGATCATGGTCGTATCAGCCTCGAAGGATCGCTCAGATGCTTTCTCAGTGTTCGTCAAACGGATCATCCATGAGGTAGACTTCTGCAAGCATTTAATACCCGGCAAAGACCAACGGTCATCCAACATCTCCTTTGACGTTGGCCCTGCGACGGCAGACCACTCACCCTCGGTTAAATCCGTAGGTATCACAGGTCAGCTCACGGGTAGCCGTGCTGATATTATCATTGCCGATGACGTAGAGGTCGCTAACAACAGTGACACTCAGACAGCGCGAGATAAACTCTCAGAGTCTGTCAAAGAGTTTGACGCTATCCTCAAGCCACTAGACACCTCTCGGATTATCTACCTTGGCACGCCTCAGACAGAAGACTCCCTGTACAACAAACTCAGTGACCGTGGGTACACCATACGTATCTGGCCTGCAGAGATGCCTGAAGATGAAAACATTGTTAAGTATGGTGACACGCTAGCACCTATCATCGGTCAGATGGGACTGAAGGCAGGCGAACCTACTGACCCGCAACGCTTTGGTGAGCGTGATCTGATGGAACGTAAAGCGTCCTACGGTCGCGCTGGCTACCAACTGCAGTTCATGTTGAATACGGCACTGTCAGATGAAGAGCGATACCCCCTCAAAGTGTCTGACCTAGTGGTAACTCCATGTTCCGCTGAAGAGGCACCAATGACTTTCTCTTGGTTACCACACCCAGATCGTCGTGTGTCAGGGGACATCCCCAACATGGCAATGCAAGGGGACTACTTCTACCACCCAGCGGATAACTCAGATGTCTTCATGCCTTACCAAGGGATCGTCATGTCTATTGACCCCTCTGGTCGGGGTAAGGATGAGACTGCCTACGCTATTGTGGCTAACCTGAATGGCTACCTCCATGTCTTAGACTGTGGGGGCTTCCAAGGTGGGTACGATACTGACTCGGTACTGAAGCCACTGGCTATGCTAGCCCAGAAGTACAAGGTCAATGAGGTCATCATCGAGAGTAACTTTGGTGATGGTATGTTCACCCATATCTTCTCCCCTATCATCTCCAAGGTACACCCATGTTCACTTGAGGAAGTACGCCACTCCACTCAGAAAGAACAAAGGATGGCTGACACTCTAGAACCTATTATGAACCGACATAGGCTGGTGATAGACCCAGCGATCATTGAGAAGGACTATAAGAGCATCCAACGGTATGACTCTGAGGTCCGTAGGTCTAAATCTTTGATCTACCAGATGTCCCGCCTCACTCGGGATAAAGGATGCCTACGCCATGATGATAGATTAGATGCACTGGCAATGGCAGTAGCCTACTGGACTGAATCTCTAGCTAGGGATGAGGATGCAGGTCTACAGGAAGAACGTGATCGTGTGATACAAACAGAGTTAGACAAGGCATATGCCCACTTCTCTGGGTTATCTGGAGGTTCAACTCGTAGTTCTTCTCAGTGGGGAACCTCTTGGTGATCCCTTGGTTTGTTTAATTTCCGGTGATTAGAATACCCCCGGGTTAAACTTATAGTTATAACTGTAAGTTAGGTCTTAGGGTACACGATAGGATAACACTACAAGTGTATCTATCAGGGACTACCTTAGTGGGGGAGTGGTACGCAGTACCCCCCTCTTGAGGACACACGATGGGATTCACCTAGAGTTTTACTTAGGGTGAACCTTCGGATGTTTTTGTCGAAAAAATCTGAGTAGGTATATATACGTATATAATACGCTGTACCCCCATGCCCCCCACGCTAGAACAAACCTGAGATTTCTACTTGAGGTATCCATTGGGGCGAGTGGCCAACGATATATTGGTAAGGGCAGTGCGAAAACTCAATGTTATCAGCAGGTTAACCCTGATCTGTAACTAGTACTGGCTTGTTATTCCTCCGAATAGGTGCATATTATACTGAGGTTTCACCTTGAGATGTCTCTTGGTTGTGCTGCAGGTTGTGTCTTCGCGTGAGTCATCCATTTTGCAGCCAGCGCAAAGCCTGCCTTGCACCCCATGCAAAACTCAGTGTGTCATTATAATATACACATGAAGCACAACCCAAGGTTTAACTCTATGTTCAACTTTTAGGATATCATCTGGAGTCCAGCAGGGGCAACAGCAGGATCAACAGCAGGATCAACAGCAGGGGCAACAGTAGCGGGGCATTCCTGCTTTTTTTGCCTAGTCCTGCCCTTTTTGCTAGGGTGACACCCCAAAAAAACCCAATGTTAACAATGGGATGTAAAATAGTTGGTTTTTCTTTCATTTTTTCCTTGTAGCAGGGCTAACCCTGTGTAATGATTAGTTCATCAAACAAGCACACACACACCAACCAAGGACACACCGACATGGATAGCCAAGAATTCGCACAAGACTACGCAGAAATTTCTTACGCCACCGCCCTACGCATTGCCGCAAAGCACGGCCTAGATGACGAATTCGCTGATGAAATCTTGCTGGGTCGCGAAATCGATCACCGAATTGACGGCGCGGGACATACGGTAGACACCGCGTCCCTTCTTCTCTGGCTTGGTTACTAGTACGCCCTTTCATTCCTGCAGCGGGGGCAATCACGCCCCTGTTGCACCACCTAACAACGCACTAAGGAAAACCGTCATGGCTAACGCAACCATCGCTCAAAGTTCTAACGTACTCGGTCGCTTCATTGAGAAGGAGTGCGGCCACGTCTTCGAATATGGTAATAATGATAGTAGTTGGATGGCTGACCTCTACCCCCATCAGGTTTACGTGGGTTACCTAGGGGAAGCTCGTATTGCTCGGGTTATCAAAACTCGGGCATTCGTAGTCGTTGATGAGGATGCAAACGGTCTGCCTATAGTTCAGACGTGGGATATCAAGAACCGCATGGAGTTCTAACTAATCATTCCTGCAGCGGGGGCAATCCTGCCCCTGCAGCACCACCTAACAACGCACTAAGGAAACACCACCATGGATAGCCAAGAATACGCACAAGAAAACCCGTGGATCTCATTCGGCGCTGCCTTCCGTATCGCTGAACAACACAACCTGAACGAAGAATTGTACGACGAAATTCTACTCGGCGGGTATGATGTAAAAACCCGCGTCGATGCGAAGGGACGCCCCCACGGGCTAATTAATACGCAATCGCTTGTCGATTGGCTTGGTTACTAACACGCGCTTTCATTCCTGCAGCGGGGGCAATCCTGCCCCTGTTGCACCACACTACGCACAAACGAAAAGAGACCCCCATGTTACAGAATACTGTGGACGCAATCATTTTTGACCTGACGCAAATGCCGATGAAAACGCGACTCGCGATCCTTGACGATCACGCGCACCAACTCGAAACCAAAGGCCGTAGCTACTGGATGGAACTGCCACATCAACGCAAGGGCTTTCATCTTATGGGCGTCGCGAATGACGCAAAAACAATCAAGGGCGAAAAGCTAGACGTTGATACCGGCATTATTTATATGATTGCAGACAGTCAAGCGACGCCTAAGGGCACCACGCTTTGCGAGTGGGCAATCGATGCGCTGTGTAATAAAGCCTGTCTGTTAACTGCAGGGCGGGGCCGAATGACCAGCGTAGAGATGTCACGCCTATATAAAACGCTGTATTACTTGCAGATGCGTGAGGATTTCTTAGCGCGGTTACGCAAAGAACTAGCAGCGCACCAGATCAGGGCCGAAAAAGCAGGACGGCAAGCAGCTTTTCGCTTCGATGGCACAACAGACACTGGCGAAGGATACGCACTCGCGCAAGAGTTCCCGGCGATTGAGTTCTACGATTATTCTAAAGGCGTATCGCGCTCAATCGAGCGGAATAACACGCTGCCTAACTACCACGTCACGCTGAGTTATTCCGGCGCAAAGCCTGATTATGCCGAACGGGTACTTGATGCCGTGCGCAATGGTGAAAATGCCAGCGTCGTTTTCCGAACTCGCGCCATGCTTGAGAAAGCAATGCTCGAAGGCTGGAACGGTTTTCAAGTCTTAGACGGCGATGAACATGACGTTCGTTACTTAGACAAGCGCGGCAGTTACATTATCGGGCTAGGCGCTAAGGGCAAAGCTAAGACTGACCGAAAAGGTTTTGTTGTTGATATCTGATCATTCCTGTAATGGGGGCAATCGCGCCCCCTTATATCACCCCGCATAGAGGATTATATAATACTATGGACGCGCACATTGAAGTTACCACCGCAACACTACACGCCTGCATGTACGCCCTTTCGCTGGAATACAAAAAGGCAGATGACGCTTATCGCGCAGGCGATTATGCCCTGCATGTCGCGCTCACTGATGACGCCTTGACCGCGCACCGCGCAACCGCAATTAAACGCGCCAAGTTGAGAACGGCCATGGATGAACTGCACGCGATACTTTTAGACCGCGCCGCAAAATACGCCTCTTTCTAATCATTCCTGCAGCGGGGGCAATCCTGCCCCTGTTGCACCACCCTAAGGAGTAACCCGCCATGTCTACCTATCCAAAAACCGCTACCTTCAAAGCACACCGCAAGGCCTATGACGCTTGGACCAAAAC